GACGCTGATGTGGACGAATGAATTTGAAGGTGCAAAGGTAACGATTTGGAGAGCCGAAGCACATTAACTATGGCGGGTGGGGTTTTTGGAGAAGGATGACCACCCGCCACCTAATATGAGTGGAGTTTTATAATGTATGAAATTGAAGACAACATTAAATTGCCAAAAAAGAGAGGTTTTGAGACGCAGTGTGAAGCTGTAAAAACCTTTGCCAAACTTGAGGTCGGGCAATCTTTTGCCATAAAGCACGAACGCGAGACTGAGTTTAAGGGTAAAGTTTCGACTGTGCCATCTCATGAGGTAAGAAAAGCAAAAAATCGAGTGCGCGTTTATGCGGGTAGATATGGCAAAAAAGTGTCTATTCTTGAAATTGAAGGAAGCACACGCTTTTGGAGAACGGCATGAGCGTTTGGGATATACACAGAATTACAAGGCTGTCTTACAGTGCGGTCGATATGTTCCGCACTGACCCGGCAGCGTGGTTGTTGCGCTATCCGCTAGGTGTGCGGGGCAGCACAAATGCAAATATGGCACGCGGTAACGCAGTCGAACACGCGCTGGAATGGTATTTGACCGATGAGTTTGGCATTGCTACGCCAGATGAGGCGGTTAAGAAAGCCAAAGAAGAATTTAACAAAGAGACTGCGCTGGTCGTGGACAAAGAAGACCGCGAAAAGCAAATTGAAGTGCTGGACGGTTATGTGCGGCAAGCCATCGAAGCGTTTAGTGGCTTTGGCAAGCCCATAGCTACGCAGACAGCGTTGGAACTGGACATTGGCATTGGCGTGCCGATTGTAGGGTTTGACGATTTTGAGTTTGACGGGACACCGAAGCTGTCGATTGACCTGAAGACCACGATGCGCTGCCCGTCCGAAATGCCAGATAACCACAAGCGGCAGGGTGCATTGTATCAAGCAATGCGGCCAAAACACAAAATCATGTTTGCTTATGTAACGCCGAAAAAGCACGCGATTTACGAAATAAACGCGGTTGAGGCGAAGGAATTAGTCGAAGACTTTAAGATTGCAGCAAAGAGGATGAAGCAGTTGCTTGCGCTGTCTAATGACGCGAAAGAACTGGCGACCATCTTTGCGCCAAGCTATTCCAGTTTCTACTGGAATGACCCGGTGATGCGTGCCGAAGGCAAACGCATTTTCGGACTTTAATGGTGGAACAGAAGGAGTATTACTATGCCACTATCATTTCGTGACCCTAATGAGGTCAGTGAATATACGCCATATATTAGTTGGAAACCGACTGATGGCGAATGGAAAGACCGCGATGGTGTAGCGACTATCGCATCACCTATCGTGTTTGATTTTCCAAAGCTACAAACTGGCTGGAAGACGTTTGACGGTGGGCGACCAGAATGGCGACCTGACCCGTCAACAACTGCACCATCCACTAAGCCTGACGATGGCAAAGAGTGGGAACGCGGCTTTCTGGTCAATATGTTTAGCAAAAAGGCATTTGGCGATGCCAACCCACTGCGCGAATGGTGTGATACGTCACGCACCGCACAGAAGGCTATTGAGACAGTCTATAATCAGTGGGAGCAAATGGGCGACACTAGCAAAGCTGCTGTCGTGAAGTTTGACGGTGCTGTGCCAGTATCTATGGGCATGAAGACCTTTAAGATGCCGGGCTTTACCATTGAGAAGCTAATTGACCGTCCAGCCGAACTGGACAAAAATGAGGTTTCAGGCGACAACGCAAATCCCTCCTTAGACGCAACGCCTGATACTACTGAGGACGATGATGAATTTATCTAATCAGTAACAAGACGGGGCGGCGCGGTTTTTAACTCCCTCACTGCGCTGCCCCAATTTGGTGGCGGGGGAGTTGAGGGATTATAATGGATATTATAAGCAAAGCACTGGAAGTGGCAGAAGACTACCCTGTCTTTCCGTGCGATAGCAAGAAGCGGCCAGTTTGTCAGGGCGGGTTCAAAGCAGCTACACAAGACCCTGACGAAATAGAACGTCTGTTTGCCATATCAGGTGCAGCATTGATTGGCATACCTACGGGAGAAGCAAGCGGCGTGTCAGTGATTGACATTGATGTGCGTGATGGCAAGCAGGGCAAAGAATGGGTGGAGAAAAATGCAGAAATGCTTGGAGTTACAAGGGTCGCTGAAACGCAATCGGGCGGCTGGCATTATTATTATCGTCACGTTCCTGATATACGAAATCGCGCTGGTATTGACGGTTGCGTGGATGTCAGGGGAGATGGGGGCTATGTTATCCACCCTGAAAGCACTGGCTACAGGTGGCTAAATGACGAAGACTTTGGAGCGTTTCCAGAAAAGGTGGCAAGTCAAGCTGTTGGATTGGCTGCTAACGCTCTGGAGCGTCCTATGGGTGGTTCTGATATTGATGCTTGGGGCAATGTGGTTGATGGCCGCGAGAAGTTTATGGCTAGGGTGGTTCTGGCTGCTGTTGCCGATTATAAGCGCGACACAGGCACTTATCCGACACTTGAATGGATGGAAAAGAACGTATATCCGACATACGAAGCGAAAGTAAAAAGCAGAACTGGCGATTTAAACGCTGAAGGACGGGGAATAGATGAGTTTAGAAGGAAAGTCACCGCCACTCTTATCAGAGCGCGAGAAGGAAAGATTGCGGATATTGATGTTGCGCCAGCAAAGGCAGATGCGCCAGCAAGTGTATCCGGGCGTATTGCAGAAATTCCTGAACGAAAAATCAGGGTCAAAACGCTAGGCGAACTGCGTGCAACGCCACCGCCATCGTTTATGGTCGCGGATTATATCATAGAAAATAGCTTCGCGGTGCTGTTTGGCGCTCCAGCTTCATATAAAAGTTTTGTGGCGATTTCGTGGGCATTGTCAGTGGCACACGGCGTTGACTGGAACGGCAGACCAACCAGACAGGGTGCGGTGGTCTATTTGGCTATGGAAGGCCAGTCAGGCATCGCTGTGCGTGCAGAAGCGTGGCATCGTGACCATCAGCTAACAGATGAGAATGTGCCGTTCTACGCGGTCACTACGCCGATTGGTATGGCTATGGAGAACGCACCAGATGTCATGCAGCTAAAGCAAGCAATAGAAGAAACGCTGGGTGGTGTATCGCCTGACCTTATCGTGGTCGATACATTGGCGCGGTCATTTGCCGGGTCTGGTGCAGATGAGAACAGCGCAACCGATATGGGTATGTTTATCAGGTCATGCGACCTGCTGAAAGAGTGGTTTGATTGCTCTGTGCTGGCTGTTCACCATAGCGGCAAGGACGTTGAAAAGGGCTTGCGTGGGTCATCTGCGCTGCTGGGTGCGGTTGATACATCTATTGCCATAAAACGCACGACAGGGACAGAATATGTCGAAATTGTGGTGCAGAAGCAAAAAGACGTATCCGAAGCCGAACCGATATGGCTGGAAGCGCGTGAAGTGCGATTTGTGCAAGACCGTTTTGCGTCTGAGCAAAGCAGCCTTGTGCTAGACGTTATTGAGGGCAAGCCATCAAAACAGGCTAAGTTAAGCGAAGGGCAGCAGCAGTGCGTGGACGTATTAGCTGAACTGTTAAACGCAGGGACATTCGTAGAAACGGACGATGATGGGTCGCGTGGGGTCAAATCTGACGTTCTGCGCCGGGCTATTGCGGCAGATGGCAAAAGCTACTCCGACAGTGGGTGGTCAGACTTCACTTCACGCCTAGTTTCAAAACAAATACTAAGCAAAAACAATGGGTTGTTTAACATAGGCATGAAGGTATGAAGGTGGCATGAAGGTATGGGCATGTATATTCATACATGTTCATACCCCCCTATAAGGGGTATGACATGAAGAATGTGAAAACCAATGAATAGACCGATATACGAAACTGGCGAAGATAAGCTAAACGAACAGAAAGTGGCAGAACAGATTGTGGCTGCGCGACCTGTAATGTTGCAGAAGCTACCACCGCGTCATGCGATGGATTATGCTGCTGTGGGTGACAATGGCATCAAGTTTTTTCTTGAAATAAAGTGCCGCACATTTGAGAAGGCTAAATATCCGACAACGATGTGCGGTATGGACAAAGTGTTATATGCGCGGCAGGTGTATCAGCACTTTGGCGTGAAGTCGTTTTTGTTCGTGCAGTGGACGGACGAATTGGCATATATTTCGATGAATAAGGATTGCACCCTTGCTATTGGTGGCAGGGCAGACAGGAACGACCCGCAAGACACAGGCGTTTATGCTTTCTTCGCGGTGGATGAGTTTAAGGGGCTGTGATGACAGAGCGCAAAAGCAGATATGATGTAGATGCCATCGGCAAGCCAGATTATGCGCCGATGCAAGACTGGCAGCTTGACCAGATACACGGCGCGCTGAAGCCGCTTGATGAAGTAGCGTCTGACTGCGAACTGCGGTGGGGCAAGGAACGCTTGCAAGGTCTGGTCAGCCCTGACACTGCTGCTAAGTTTGAGGCAGCTAAAGCCAAGCTGGATGTCGCTATTGCTGACAAAGATGTGGCGTTAGTCATACGGCGCGCTAAGAACATGATGGCTGGCTGGAAAGCACTAGAGACTGAGGCTATAGAAGCTGGTCATAAGCCAGCACCGCCAGAACTATGGTATGCCACTGCGCCTGATGAAGACGGTAAACAACAGATGCAAATAGTTATCGCAAAAGATAACAGTGCAGCGACATTGGCGCAGACCGACCTGCCCGTGTATACTGTGACAGAGATAGCACGCATCGTGCGTGCTTGGCGTAGTCAGATGGACGTTCATGCTGCCAAGACTGCGTTCCCCGGTGCAGAGATAATCAGCATCAAGGGCGACGAACACTTTGACGATGAGATACCGTTTTGAATATCAATCTGACAACTAACGCAAGCAAAGTGCAGAAGGCGATACAGGGCTTCAGCAAGCAGATGCCATTTGCTATGGCTAACACGTTAAATGATGCTGCATTTGCTGTGCGTAAACAAATAGTCGAAGACACATATCCTGACGCATTTACTGTGCGTAACCCTGTGTTGCCTAAGACTATGTTCCGTGTAGAGAAGGCCAACAAGCGTAAGCTGCAATCTGCTGTATTCGACAGGCTGAAGAAAGACTATATGGTTACGCATACGACTGGCGGCATCAAGACACCGCGCGGGTCTAACATTGCTATACCTGCACGCGATATGAAGACACGCGCGCGTGGTGGTGTGACCAAAGCAAATCGGCCACGACAACTTCTTAATCGCAAGAATGTATTTAAGACAACGCTGCGGCGAAGTGGGCAGCAAGCAATCGTGCGCCGTGCTACCAAGAAACGCTATCCGTTGCAGATGCTATACTTACTTGAACCAAGCGGCAGGATTAAGAAGACGTTTGACTTTTATGAAGACGCGAACAGCACCGCCCGGCGTGCTATGGAAAAGAACTTTGCAAAACGCTTCAATCAAGCCAAACGAACAGCGAGGCGGCGTTGATAGGTTCTTGCTACAGCAACCAACTGCGGGTAACGCGCAACCGCAGATAAATTGTAGCGACAGAAAATGACTAATTGACCACCTGAAACGAAAGAAAATTACAAATGGCAATGATGCAGAAAGATTGGACAATTTCCGCTTTATCGGTTGAGTTTGGTATGGACAGACGCACACTGGCGAAACGCATGAATGACGTAACGCCAGTGCGGAAAGATAAGAAGACCAGCTACTACAAAATGGAAGATGCGGCGCGCGCCATCTTCGCCGGGGCGAGTATGCCTGACGTAATAAGCTGGGACGAAGCGCGTGCGCGTAAGGTGGCGGCAGAAGCGGAGATGGCAGAGATGGAACTTGCCAAAGAACGCGGTCTGCTGTTGCCTGTAGAAATGGTGGCAGAGATAAACGAAAACATCTTTGGCGTGTTCAGGGCGCGTATGACTGCGCTTCCTGCAAAGGCCGCGCCAGATGTGTTCAGCGCAGACAGCTTGACCGAAGCGAAGACGCTGCTGAAGCAACATATCAACGCTGCCTTAGATGAATTGGCGAATAGCGTGGTGGAGACATATGAAGCTGATACCAATACTGATACCAAACAAGCCAGCAGCTAGGGCGGTTGTTGAACGCACGCTTGATGCAATCAAACCGCCACCTGACTTGACAGTCAGCCAATGGGCTGACCAATATCGCGTGTTATCCAGCGAAGCATCGGCAGAGTATGGCGCGTGGTCAACAAGCCGCGCCGAATATCAGCGTGGCATAATGGACGCTATCAGTGACGAGCGCATTGAAGAAGTCGTGATTATGTCATGCGCGCAAGTTGGCAAGACTGAAATGATACTAAACCTGATTGGCTATCATGTAGCACAAGACCCGTCACCGATGCTTGTCGTGCAGCCGACACTGGAAATGGCGCAGACCTTCTCTAAAGACCGACTTGCGCCGATGGTTCGTGACTGTTCGTCACTTTCTGGCAAAATCAAAGACCCGCGTGCGCGAGACAGTGGCAACAGCATTTTGAAGAAACAGTTTCCGGGCGGTCATATTACAATGTGCGGTGCGAACAGCCCGTCAAGTCTGGCATCGCGTCCTATCCGTATTGTGCTGTGCGATGAGGTTGACCGCTTCCCGCCTAGTGCTGGCACAGAAGGCGACCCGATTGAACTGGCGAAACGCAGGGCTGCTACATTCTGGAACAGAAAGATTGTGATGGTCAGCACGCCGACTGTAAAAAACGCCAGCCGCATCGAAGCAGCGTTTGAAGAAACAGACAAACGCGAATATCATGTGCCGTGTAACGACTGCGGTGAAGAACAAGTGCTTCGGTGGAGCAACGTAAAGTGGGATAAGGATAAGCCAGAAACGGCATCTTATATCTGCGAACATTGCGGTTCGGTATGGGATGATGCGGCACGCTTTCGTGCAATACGCAGGGGAAGATGGGTCGCCACCAACCCATCAGTCGGCAAGGCGGGTTTCCGACTATCTGGCTTGTATAGCCCGTGGACACCTATGGAACATGCGGTGCGTGATTTTCTGGAAGCCAAGAAGCTGCCAGAGACTTTGCGCGTTTGGGTCAACACCTATCTTGGCGAGACTTTTGAAGAACAGGGCGAGAAGATTGAAGACTTTATGATTGCCGACAGACGCGAAGACTGGGGCGAGAAGATACCCGAAGGCGTTGTGATGATTACTGCTGGTATTGATGTGCAATCAGACCGTTTGGCTATTGAGCAGGTCGGAATTGGCCTTGACGAAGAAACGTGGTCACTGGATTACCGCGAAATACCCGGCGACCCGTCTGCGCCGCAGATATGGGCTGACTTAGATACGCTGCTGGCTACAGAGTATGAACGCGAAGATGGCATGAAGATGACCATTCAATGCGCCGCGATTGACACAGGCGGTCATCATACGCAGCAGGTCTATAAATACGCCAAGCCTCGCTATGGCCGGCGCATCTTTGCCATCAAGGGTGTAGGCGGCGAAGCCAAGCCACTGGTCGGCAGACCTAGCACGAACAACAACATGAAGTGCAAGCTATTCCCGATTGGCGTTGATACAGCCAAAGAGATTGTCTATTCGCGTCTGCGTATTCAAGAAGAAGGGGCTGGCTACTGCCATTTCCCCGCAGACCGCGATGATGAGTATTTTAAGATGCTAACAGCCGAACAAGTCGTGACACGCTTTCATAAAGGCTTCAAGAAACGCGAATGGCGCAAGATGCGACCACGAAACGAAGCACTTGATTGTAGGGTTTATGCAATCGCGGCTTCTGCTATACTCAACACGAATGTCAACGCTATGGCGGCACGTCAACGCGCGCGCAAAGAGCCAGAACAGGTGGCAGACGAAGTTAAACCGCAACAGCGACCACTGCGCCGACAGCCGAAGCGCGGGGGGTTTGCTAATTCGTGGAGATAATGTAAGATGGCAAAGAGAATTAAGCTTGCCGAACCGCGTGTTAAGTTGAGAATACGGCGCAAGGGGCGGCACAGCAAAGTGGTTAAACGGCGCGACAAGAAGCAGTCGTTCTTTACACAGGGGTCTTGCCGTGGCTAATTTATTCGATGTCGCTAATGCGCCAACTACAGAACCGAAAAAACTTGTTATTGGTGACTTCGTTCAGTGGAAACGCACAGACCTTGTTGACGATTATCCTGTTGCCACCCATTCTGCTGAATTAGTTGCGCGCATATCCACTGGCGGCAACGAAATTAAAATCACAGCAACCGAAGCCGATACATATTATCTGTTTACCGCGAACAGCGCAGCAACATCCGCCTATAGTGCTGGTCACTATCATTGGCAGCTTGAGATTGTCGAAACATCATCGACCAACCGCATTGTCGTTGATAGCGGAACTTTTGACATTATTGATGACTTGGATGTCAATAATGTTGACCCGCGCAGTCATGCAGAGAAGATGATTGCCAAGATTGAAAGCATCTTGCACGGCAAAGCCGACAGCGATGTGGCAAACTACAGCATCAATGGTCGCAGCTTGACTAAGATGACGTTTGCTGAATTGGTCGAAGCGCGTGACTACTATCGGCGCGAGTATAAGCAGGAACTTAACAAAGAACTGGCAGAGAACGGCGATGCGACCAGCCAGACCATTAAGGTGAGGTTTTAACAATGGCACTTTTTGACTTTTTGCGCCGCCAGCCGAAGAAACGTATGCAAAAGCGTGCCTATCACGGAGCGAACACAGGGCGGCTGTTCGCAGACTTCGTAACATCAAGCCGAAGCGCAGACAGTGAGATTAAACCATCACTGCGCGTTTTGCGTGACCGTTGCCGTGAGATTAGCCGCAACCATCCATATGCGCGCCGCTATCTGCAAATCCTGACCACCAATGTTGTTGGTTCAACTGGCGTAAAGCTGCAAGTGCGTAAACGCAACACCGATGGCAGCTTGGACACGCCGGGCAACCGCGTTGTCGAAACCGCTTGGGCAACGTGGGGTCGCAAAGGCACTTGCACAGTCGATGGTCGCTTGTCGTGGCTGCAAGCACAACGCCTGTTTATTGAAACGCTGGCGCGTGATGGTGAAGTTGTTGTTCGCAAAGTTAAGAACCAGCGCAATAACGCATTTGGCTTTTCGCTGCAATTCATTGAAAGCGATTATATTGACGAAGATTACAATACGCGCTTAGAGAACGGCAACGAAGTGCGTATGGGTGTTGAGATTGACCGCGCTGGCAAGCCGCAGTCATATTTCTTGTTTGAAGACCACCCGTATCACGAACAAGCGTTTGGTTCACGCACGAAGAAAAAGCACGTTCAAGTGCCAGCTTCGGAAATCATCCACGCTTATATTCAAGAACGCCCCGGCCAGACCCGTGGCGTGCCTATGATGTCAAATGTGCTGTCGCGTCTGAAGATGCTTGACGGTTACGAAGAAGCTGAACTGGTTGCTGCACGCATTGGCGCAAGCAAGATGGGCTTCTTTACCAGCCCGTCTGGCGATGAATTTATTGGCGATGACTATGATGGCGCAGCACCGATTATGGAAGCTGAACCCGGCACGTTCTCACAACTGCCCGAAGGCATGAACTTTACCAGCTTTGACCCGCAGCACCCAACCACAGCATTTGGTGACTTTGAGAAAGCAATCCTGCGCGGCATCGCATCTGGTCTTGGCGTTAGCTATGTGTCGCTGTCGAATAATCTTGAAGGCGTTAGCTACAGCAGCATCAGGCAAGGCACGATTGAAGACCGTGACCACTTTAAGATGTTGCAACAGTTTATGGTCGAAAGTTTTGTTGACATTGTTTACCGCGATTGGCTGGAACAAGCCATCACGTTTGGCGCGGTAACACTGCCGATGACCAAGTATGATATGTTTGCTGACCAAGTCACTTACCGTCCGCGTGGCTTTAGCTGGGTTGACCCGCAGAAAGAAATCACTGCTGCTGTCACTGCGGTCAATAACGGCATCATCTCACTGCAAGACGTTCATAGCCAATACGGGAAGGACACCGAAGAAGTGTTTGAGGCTGTCAGCCGCGAGAAAGAACTTGCCAGCCGCTACGATATTGAAACTGCCTTTGAACCGTTTGGCACTAAGCTGCCAGCCGCGCCAAGTGTAGATGGGGGCAGTGATGGCGAGTTATAAGCCGACAGAAGGCATGAAAGAAGAAGCGCAGCGCGGTCTCGATTGGCGGCGCGAACACGGACGCGGAGGCACTGAAGTTGGCATTGCGCGTGCGCGTGATATTGTTAACGGCAAGAACCTGTCTGAAGATACTGTCAAGCGGATGTATTCGTTCTTTAGTCGGCATGAAGTTGACAAACAGGGCGAAGGCTTTTCGCCCGGCGAAGATGGTTATCCCAGCAATGGTCGCATTGCTTGGGCATTGTGGGGTGGTGATGCTGGCTTCACTTGGTCGAAGGGCATCACGGAAATCTTGAAAAAAGAAGACGATGAGCGTAGCATTGACACTAACGCAACCGATGAGGAAGCTATGAGCGAAGAACTTGAAACACGTCATATCGTCAATGTTGAAGAAACAGACGAAACTGTGACCATCGTTTATGCCAAAGAGCATGAAGAAGAACAGGTCGAAGAAGTTGTAGAAGAAGAACGCTTTGACCGTTCAACTTTGACATTCCGCGCTGTTGAGGTAGAGGCAACAGACGAAGATGACCGCAGGGTTCGCATGTCGCTGTCAAGCGAAGAACCCGTTGAAAGAAATTTTGGTATGGAAGTTTTGGAACATACCGAAGAAGCCATTGACATGTCGCGCATCGCAAGTGGTAACGCACCCTTGCTGAAAGACCACGACATGACTAAGCAGATTGGCATTGTCGAAGAAGCCTATCTTGACCGGGCAGATAGAAAGCTGCGTGCGGTAGTGCGGTTCGGGAAGAACCCACTTGCAAGAGAAGTATATGAGGATGTCAAAGATGGTGTGGTTCGAAACGTGAGTATCGGATACGTCATCAAAAATATGGAACAGAGAAGCAATGACGGGACGGTTGTTGTTAATCAGTGGATTCCATACGAAGCCAGTATTGTGGCCGTGCCAGCAGACAATGTCGGTGCTGGAATTGGGCGCAGTGCTAATTTTGTCGAACCTACAGAAGTCAAAGAGGATATTAAAATGACTGAAGTAAACACTGATGAAATTCGCTTGGAAGCTGCTGAAGCTGCCAAACGCGAATTCACCAAAAACGCGCAAGAAATCACTGCTCTTGCCGTAAAACACAACAAGCGTGACCTTGCAGACGAAGCCATTGCCAAAGGCATGAGCATCAACGAATTCCGTGGTGTTCTGTTGGACGCACTGCCCGAAGGCAAGCCGCTTGAGCAAGCTGCTGGCGCAGTTGAATTGAATGAAAAAGAAACCCGCGACTATAGCTTTATGAAAGCTGTTCGTGGCTTGGTAAACGGTTCTGGCCTGAATGGTCTGGAGCGTGAAGTTTCTGACGAAATCGCCAAGCGTCAAGGCCGTGAAGCCCGTGGCTTCTACGCACCTGATAGCTTCTGGACTGGCAAACGTGACCTGACTGTAGGCACGGACAGTGCTGGTGGTTTCTTGAAGCCTACCGACCACTTGGGCGACCAATTCATTGACGCTCTGCGTAACCGTCTGGTTCTGAACCAGCTTGGCACACGCTTTATGTCTGGTCTGCGCGGTGACGTTGCTATTCCGAAACTGTCTGCTGGCGTATCTGCTGGCTTTGTTGCTGAAAATGGCGCGACTGCTGAAGTCAACGCAACTTTTGCACAAGTCACGATGTCTCCGAAGTCTCTGGGTGCTTTCACTGACGTTTCTCGTCTGCTGATGATTCAGTCTGACCCGTCTGTCGAACAAATCGTTCGTGACGACTTGCTGAACGCTATTGCTCAGAAAATCGAAGACGTTGCCATTGAAGGTGCTGGTTCTAACGAGCCGACAGGCATCTTGGAAACGACTGGCATTGGTTCAGTTGCTATCGGCACAAATGGCGGCAACGCCACTTGGGGTTCGGTTGTTGACCTTATCAAAGAAGTTGAGCAAGACAATGCTGCAATCGGTGAAGTAAACTTCCTGACGAACAGCAAAGTCAAATCACACTTGGCACAGACCGCCAAAGTGTCTTCGACTGATAGCGTCATGATTCTGAATGACCCGTGGACTTCGCTTTATGGCTACAATATGGCTGTAACGAACCAAGTGCCGTCTGACCTGACCAAAGGCACAGGCACTGGCCTGTCTGCTCTTATCGCTGGTGACTTTAGCCAGTTGATGGTTGGCTTGTTCAGCACGAGCGATGTGCTTGTTGACCCGTATACTGGCGGTTCTTCAGGTGCGGTTCGCATCCGTGTAATGCAAGAAGTAGACGTTGCTGTGCGCCACGCACAGTCGTTTGCTGCCATTACGGACATTACTGCCTAATGATGCGGGGGGTGGCTTCGGCCACCCTCCAAATCTTTTGAGGGTTTATTATGATTAAAATTGAAATTGCACGGAATGTAAGGGTCGCTGGGAAGCACTGCGAAGCTGGCGACATTATCGAAGTTAGCGAGAATGACGCGGTGCAACTTATCGCCAGCCGCCAAGCTATTCCGTATGAAGAAAAACAAAAAACCACTAATCGTTCTGTCGGTCTCGATACCAGCACCGCAGAACCTATTGTTAAACGCACACGCAAGAAAAAATAATGGCTGTTGAAACCGACACAGAACGCGCAATCTTTGTTTCCAGCAACGATTTTGGTGATGCCGCGACTTATAACGGCGGCACTGTGAACGGTATATTGGACACACAGCATTTGGAATTAGATGCTGGCGGGACTGTTGCTTTTGCGATTAATGAGCCGCGCTTTGTCTGCCGCACATCAGATGTCAGCAGCGCAGCAGAAGGCGATGCCATCGTCATAAACGCGACTAACTATGTCATCAAAGTCGTGCAAGACGATGGCACTGGCATGACAACGCTGGTGCTAGAGGAACAGTAGATGGCACATGTTCGCAAATCCATCCGCGATGATGTCGTTAGCACGCTGACTGGTCTTACCACGACTGGCACAAACGTCTATCAGACGCGCTTCTATCCGCTTGCAGAAGCGAAGCTGCCGGGTCTTTGCATTTACACGAACAGCGAAACCACAGAACACGCCACGATGACTAAGCCACGCACGCAATTCCGCACGCTGGAAGTTATGGTTGAAGCGTATGTAAAAGGCACAAGCAATGTGGACAATACGCTGGACACGATTGCTGTGGAAGTCGAAGAAGCCATCACTGCTGATGTAACGCTTGGCGGTCACGCCAAAGATGCTAAGATAACAGCGTTTGAAGCCAGCTATGCTGCTGATGGCGACCAGCCTGTAGGCGTTGGTCGATTTACACTAGAAGTGCTATATGCTACTTTAGAGAACGATATAGAAACGGCGGTTTGATATGACAAAACGTGTGACATTGTATAAAGGCGATGAAGTCAAAGAAGTTTGGCCTGAGAACGCCGACAAGTTTGTAGCTGATGGGTGGTCTGCCGAACAGTCAAAAGCTACTAAAAAAACCAAATCGGCAGCGCGTGAAACTGAAGTGAAAGAGGCTTAAAGATGGCAACGCATACTGGCTCTGAAGGCACTGTTAAGGTCGGCAGCAATGCTGTCGGTGAAATTACTGCCTTTACTGTAACCGAAACTGGACAAGTAATCGAAGACAGCTCTATGGGTGACACTGCACGCACCTACAAAGCTGGTCTGAAAGATGCAACTGGTTCAATCACTGTTCGTTTTGACGGTGATGAAGTCTATGGCTCAACTGGTCAAGGCGAATTGGACGTAGGAAGCAGCGTAACGCTGAACCTGTATCCTGAAGGTGCTGACGCTGGTGACACCTATTACACTGGCACTGCAATCGTCACGAGCAAAGAAGTTGCTTCTTCGTTTGACGATATTGTTAGCATGAGTTTTGAGGTTCAATTCTCTGGCGGTCTAACGCAGTCGCAAGTCTAATATAACAGACAGGGGGTGGCACTATGTCTGCATTTGGTGAGCGCATCAGCGCAAACACAAATAAAACCACGAAGCGGGTTGAAGTTGAAGAATGGGGTGACGATAACGAACCTATGGTTCTGTTCGCCACCCCACTAAACTGTGGCGAGTTTAACAAGCTACAGCGCAAGCATCCCGATTTTCTGAACAATATGACCATTGAAGGTCTGGTTGACCTTATACTTCTGAAGGCAATGGACGAAAATGGCGACAAGGCATTTGACGTTGGCGATAAGCCGATATTGATGCGCCAGCCTGTAAACGTTGTCAGTAACGTTGCCGGGCAGCTTATGGGTGATATGCAAGGGGTCGAAGAAGTAAAAAAGGACTAAGCGATGATGCAACGCGATTTAGCGTCATCGCTTTGGCTGACCGACTAGGCAAGACCATTGGCGAAATTGAGCAAATGCCCTATACTGAACTGATTGAATGGGCTGCATATTTGGAACTTATAGCTGATGGCCGACCAGAACCTACGAATTAACCTAACAGCTTTTGATAAGACGCAGCGTGCTTTTGCGTCTGTTCGTAATGGTCTTTCCAAAGTTAAATCATCTGTTTTTAACGTCCGCAACGCTGTTGTCGGTCTTGGTGCTACGCTTGCACTGAAGCAATTTGCTGGTCAGATTGACGAACTGGCGAAAAGCAGTGCGCGTCTTGGGCTGACTGTTAATGAATTGCAATCGCTGGAGTTTGCCGCAGGGCAAACAGGCGTATCATCACAAGAACTTGCCAAAGGTCTGGAACGGTTTAGCCGCAGCATTGGCGAGACTGCCAATGGCATCGGTATTGCCAAGCGTTCTTTTGAAGACTTAGGCATCAGCGTCACCAACTCCGAAGGTCAAATCAAGCCGACACGCGAATTGCTTGGCGAAGTATCTGACCGCTTGAAAGATGTGCAAGACCCGGCAGAGCGTGTGCGTATTGCGTTTGACCTGTTTGGTCGCTCTGGCACGAAGCTGATTAACACGCTGAAGGGTGGCAATGAAGAACTGACCGCGCTGCAAGAACGGTTTAACGAAGTCACGATACAGCTTACAGGCGAACAAGCTAAAGCTGTCGAAGCAGCTAATGATGGCTTTGACCGTCTTGGCAAAACATTTTCTTCGTTTGGTCAGCAAATCACTGCCACAGTGTTGCCAGCTATCCAGCGCGTAGCTGAAGCGTTTACGGTTCTTGGCTCACTTGCTATTGCCAACATTATTGATGGCGTAGGCGTTCTGCGTAACAAGTTTATTGACCTTGCACAGACCTTTGGATTTCTTGACGAAGCGCAAAAGTCTGTAATTGGTGAAGGCACATCACAACGTCTGCGCGAGATAGCGGAAAGCTATGCGCTGGCCGCTGATAGCGTTCAGCCGCTTGCTGATAACGTCAAGAAGGTTGGCGAAGAAGCAGTTGACGCTGAGAAAAAGCTAAACACGCTTGCCAGCACCGCCAAGACAGATGGCGAGAAGTCGGCAGACGCAATATCTGAAAGTTTTGGCGAGACTTTTCGCAATATATCGCAAGGCACAAAAGGCGCAGCCGAAGCGTTTAACGATATGGCAAAGAAAATTATTGCCCGTCTTTTCGACATATTGGTTGTCGAGCAAATGGTTCAGTCAATCGCTGGTGGTCTAAAGGGAATGAAAATATTTGGTGGTTCAGGCGCGACACCGGGCAAAGCTACTGGGGGTTCTGTGCAAGCTGGTCAGCCATATATTGTTGGTGAGCGCGGCAAGGAATTGTTTGTCCCGCGTCAATCAGGCAATATCGTGCCGAATGGCAAATTGGGTGGCGGTGATGGCGTTACTGTTGTCAACAATCTCACCATCAACTCCGACAACGCATCGGCTGTTCGCGCAGAAGTATTAAGTATGCTGCCAATGATTAAAGAGGCCAGCAAGTCAGCAGTGCTGGAAGCATCGCGCCGTGGCGGTTCATATGCTAATTCGTTTGGAAACTAATTATGGCTATTACTTATCCACTTGCACTACCGACAACGACAGGCATCGCAAATATAACGCTGACTGCGCGTAACACAGTTGGCGTTACAACATCGCCATTCACACTTAAACAGCAAGTGCAGCAACACGCCGGGCAACGCTGGGAAGCGTTAGTGACACTGCCACCGTTAGACCGCGACGAAGCTGAAGAATGGATTTCGTTCTTGATGAAGTTGAGTGGTTCGTTCGGCACGTTCTTGCTTGGCGACCCTAACGCGGCAACGCCGCGTGGCGGAATTAAAGATTATCCTAGCGACGCGATGGAAGTAAACGGCGCAAGTCAGTCTGGCAATTCTCTTAACATTGACCAAGCCACGGCATCCATAACAGGCTATCTAAAGGCTGGCGATTATATACAAATCGGGTCGGCTTCTACATCGCAATTTCATAAGGTATTGAATGACGCAGACAGCGATAGTAGCGGTGAACTGACTGTTGATATTTGGCCTAACCTGAGACAATCTCCTGTTGATGGCTCAAGGGTTTATGCCGCTAACGCTGTGGGTGTTTTTCGCTTGGCTAATAATCAGACTGATTTCAGCATTGACCAAGCCAGCATCTATGGTCTGTCATTCCGTGCTGTGGAGGCACTATGACGCGCAGTGTCACATCTAATTTCCAAGCACAGGTTGAGGGCGACAGCTTAACGCCATTCTATGCCATTGAGTTGGAGTTTAATGACGATGAGGCAACCGTGCTGCGTTATTGGACAGGCTATGGGGACATCACATTTGACAGCAATACCTTTTCGGGTGTTGCCGATTTTCTAAATATAGATATTGCGACAGAGACAACAGACCTACAGGCCAATGGCGCAAGCATTACACTTAGCGCATTAAACAGCGCAACCGTGTCTCTGGCATTAGGTGAGGCGTTTCAGGGCGAACCGATGAAGATATGGCTGGGCGTATTAGATACATCTGGCGCGGTGATTGCCGACCCGTATATGGTGTTTGAGGGCAAGATGGACACGATGTCGATTGCCAAAGCTGGCGACAAATCATCTTTGACTATTACAGGCGAAAGCAGTTTGATTGACTTAAACCGCAGCCGTGTGCGCCGCTACACGCCAGAAGACCAAAAGATTGACCACCCTCTTGATTTGGGGCTGGATTATGTTCCGTCCATTCAAGACTTAAACATTACTTGGGGGAGGCCAGTCTAATGGGTTGGGGATTTATTGAAGATGCTTTAGAAGACCTTGAGGACATCGGCAAAGCCATTCTTGACAACCCTCTTGAGGCGGCTATTGCAGCCGCAGTGGGGTTTTATACGGGTGGCGCAGGCACAGCTATCTTTGCCGCTACATCTGTTGGTTATGGCAATGTGCAGATGGAACGAGCCGCAGCCGAAGCAGCAGCAGCCCTAGCCAAGTTTCAGCAAGAAGCGCAAGGCCGTGACATTATGGTCAGGGAGGCGGTGGGCAATCGCAAGCTGATTTACGGAGAAGTAAAAACGGCTGGCAATATCGTGTTTATGGATGTCACCGATGACAATAAATACTTGCATATTGTTATGGCTGTGGCATCGCACGAAGTTGAAGACTTAGGCACGTTTGTCAGCCCGGGAAGCATTAAAAAAGTTTTTCTAAATGATGAGCCAGTATTTATCAGCACAACTGAAAACGATGCTTCCGGTGTTGCCAGATATGTTGCATCAAGTGGCACATACTATGACACCAAAGATGGCAAGGGGTCTGTCGTGCGGTTTAAGTTTTACGACGGAACGCAGACAGCCGCAGACGCAGACCTTGTGGCTGAAAGCAGTAAGTGGACATCGAACCACGTTCTAAACGGGATTGCCTATGTTTATGCGCGGTTTGAATATCACGCTGACAGTTTCCCGACAGGCATCCCCAATATAAGTATGATTGTGCGCGGCAAAAAACTTTACGACCCTGACACTGACACCACGGCATACTCAACAAACCCTGCGTTGGCTGTGCGTGATTTCCTGTCAAGCGAGTTTGGCTTTAACAGCACGGCGAGTGACTTTGATGCTGCCAGCTTTACTGCCGCAAAGAATGTTTGTAACGAAACAGTTACAGCGCTGTTAGGCACAGAAACGCGATATACAATAAATGGCGTTGTAGATACGGGCGCAAGAAAAAGCGAAGTCATCACCAATATGCTTACCACTATGATGGGCGACCTCATCCGCACCAACGGCAAGTGGTATATAAATGCTGGTGAGCATCGCGCCGCGTCGATTACCCTAGATGAAGATGACTGCCGTGGCGCAATCGAAGTGCTGACCAAGACATCGCGGCGTGACCGGTTTAATTCTGTCAGGGGAACATTTCTTGCACCTGACAACAATTACAAGTTGTCAGATTACCCGGAAGTCACATCAAGCGCATACGCCACAGAAGATGGCGAAACAATACCAACGCAGCTTGACCTATCTTTTACCAATACAGCCAGCGAAGCGCAGCGATTAGCGAAGATACATTTGCTGGCATCGCGCCAAGAAATTGTCGTGCGTTATCCCGCCAAGCTGACAGCGTTTAGGCTGCAAGCTGGCGACACGGTTGCCATTACAGATAGTGACTTTGGCTGGAGTAGCAAGCTGTTCCGGGTGCAGTCTTGGACAATCGTTTATGACAATTCTAATGGTGGTTCACCCGCGCTTGGCATTGATTTGATTTTGCGCGAAACCGCGTCGAACATTTACGATTGGAACGCAGCTATTGACGAAACCGCGTTTGATGCCGCGCCAAATACAAACCTACCAAGCCCATTTCAAGTTGGCGACGTTGGCCTGACTGTTACAGATGAGTTACGCATCATCAATAACACAGCGACCACGGTGCTGGTCTGCACTGTATCTGGCGGAGGTGAGTTTTCTGACACATTCCAAGTGGAGGCAAAGAAAAGCACTGACACCGAATACACCATTGTTGGCAGGGGCAAAGGCAACAACTTTGAGCGCGTAAATGTCGAAGATGGCGTGACATATAATGTTCGCGCTTTTGCCATCAACGCGCTTGGTGTGCGGTCTGCCAACTTTACGGTGGTCAGCCATCAGGTTATCGGCAAGACCGCAAGGCCAGCAGATGTCACTGGCTTCCACATCAACATTGTCGGTGCAGAAGCACATTTGGATTGGCAACCAGTGGCAGACTTAGATTTGAGCCATTATCAAATCAGGCACACCAAAGACCAATCATCTGCCAACTTCCAAGATGCTGTTGACCTTGTGCCGCGTGTTGCAGCGCCGACAACCAGCGTCACTGTCCCGGCGCGAACAGGCACATATTTTATTCGTGCTGTTGATACGTCAGGCAACCGCAGCGCAAATGCGACCAGCGTAGTCAACGCAATCAGCGAGTTGCAGCAACTAAATGTTGTGCAAACGTCAACACAAAACCCAGCGTTCTCTGGCACAAAAACAAACACATCCGTCGACACCGTGACTTATGCAAACAATGTTTTGCGTCTTGGTTCGGAATTGCAGTTTGATAGCCGCACAGGCAACTTTGATGACGCAACAGGTAATTTTGACGAATTTATTGCAACTGAAGTGACAAGCGGCACATATGAGTTTGATAATTATGTTGACCTGACACAGAAATACACAAGCCGCCTGACTGCCGACCTGAAAGTTTTGCGGTTGGATTTTGTAAACTTCTTTGATGATGCTGTCGGCAACTTTGATGACCGCGCCGGCGATTTCGATGGCGACCCGTCAGCCTTTGACGACATCAATGTGCAACTGTTTGTCTCGACCACTGACGATGACCCGTCTGGCTCTCCAAGCTGGTCGGATTATAAAGAATTTGTGGTGGGCGACTACACCGCCCGTGCTTATCGCTTTAAGGCAGAACTGTCATCAAATGATGTAACATCCAGCCCAGCGATTGAAGAACTGTCGGTGACGATTGATATGCCCGACAGTGTTCGCGCCGAAGAAGATGTGGCTAGTGGCACAAGCGCAAAGGTGGTAACATTCTCACCAGCGTTCCAATCATTGCAAGGGGTGGCAATCGCGGCGCAAGATATGGCAACTGGCGATTATTATGCTATAAGTAGTAAGAGCCGCACAGGGTTCACGATTAACTTTTATAATTCAGTGGGAAGTGGCGTGAACAGGACATTTGACTATGTGGCAAAAGGTTATGGAGAAGTGAGAACATGAGCCAACACGATTTCGAAATTGCCAATCAGGGCTTTCCAAGTTTTCGGTCTGACCTTAATTCGGCACTGCAAGCACTTGCATCCTTGTCTGCCGGGACATCAGCGCCAAGCACGACATTCGCTTACCAACTCTGGTATGACAGCACAAATAATATCTTAAAAATACGCAACGCCGATGACGATGCGTGGATAAACTTGGTGGCGTTTGACCAGACCAACGACCACGCGGCAACATTCTATTTTGACAACTGGACAATCACAGAAGATGCGTCAGGCAATCTGATGTTTGCCACGGGCGGCACTGACAGAATGAAGCTAGATGCGTCTGGTAATCTTTCTGTCGAAGGTGATGTGACTGCGTTTGCAAGCCTGTAGGAGTAACCAATGGCACTTCCCGGTTCAGGTCAAATATCGTTAAGCGATTTCAACACTGAGTTAGGCAACGCTGCTGGAACGCAGATAAGCCTAAACAGCAGTGATGTTCGCGCCTTGCTTGGCACGGCTGATGGCGCGACTGCATCTTTTTCTGATTATTACGGCGCGTCGAGCGTAGTTGCCATTGCCCTAACGATTAGCAGTAACACCAACAACTATAATATCTTCAGCAACAAGGGCGGCACGTATGTTGCTGGCAAGTCAAGCGTCACGCTTACTATAAACAGTGGTGTGACTGTTGGTTCAACCAGCACAGGCACATACGCGCTTGACACTGGCACGGGCTGGGCAAGCGGCGACACTATTACTATTGTCAATAACGGCACGGTGGCTGGTAAGGGTGGCGGTGGTGGAGATGGTGCTTCTGCTCGAACCAATAGCTCTAATAACTTTACTTTGGAAGCAGCCGCAACCGGTGGTTCTTCTGGGGGCAATGCTTTTCGTTCACAATTTGCCACAACAATAACAAATAACGGCACGTTTGCTGGCGGCGGCGGTGGCGGTGGTGGTAATAATGCCAGCAAAATTTACGACAGCAAGTTAAACAATTCTAATGTCAGTGGCGGCGGCGGCGGTGGCGGCGGTGCTGGGACAAATGGTGGCGCAGGAGGCACTGGCGGCAGAGCCAAGAATTATGTTCAAGCTGGCTCATTTACTTCCACCAATTTTGGTGCAGCAAATGGGTCAACTGGGGGTGCAACAACAGGCGGCGCTGGAGGATTTGATGTTATTAGCCCCAATGGGAATTCATTAACCACGGCTGGCGGTGCGGGTGGCGGGTTAGGCTCTGCTGGCGCAGGGGGAGTGGGAACTCAGGTTCTCCGCACGTCCTTTGGGTCTGTTGGCACTGGCGGCGCGGCGGGCAACTACGCTGTCGGCAATTCAAACATTACTTGGTCAACAACAGGAACGCGGCTTGGCGGCGTATCATAGGTGAAGACATGAAATACAAAATTTACATTTCTGGTTATTTAGAGGAAAGCAATCAACTGCTTGTCAGCTTTTCGTCTGACGAAACAAAGCGTGAGGCTAAAGATTATCCATCGCTTGCGTTTGACGTTGTTCCTTATGGGGATATTAGCGCAGACGATATTTTGCTGCAAATTGCTAAAACTGCGCCGACCCTTTGCCACGACACTAAAGTTGCCGAAGATTATGAGGGCGATGATAGCCGTGCAGCAGAATTGCGGTCTTTTGTCGGCAGAGAATTTGAGTTTGATGGTGATGATTTTTACGAAAGCCAAGCATCACAAGAAAGAGAACAGCAAACAGCCTTAGACGCTGAACAAGCGGAAGAACTTTAATGCCCATCGCCCAAGAGACCAATATTGTTGAAAATCGCGCTAATATTGACAACAAGATTGGCGTGACTGTTCACGAATGGTCAGCCGACCATTATTTTCAACGCACCACAGCGCAAGACGTTTATCATGTTGAAGCTAGGGTTGTTCACGATACTTATAGTGGGATAATGAAGGGCGGCACAAGCCTGTTCCCGTTTGATGGCGAAATCAGCATCACTTGGGATATTGAAGCCTCAGACATAGCTGACGTTAAATCAGACTTAGACAACTGGAAATCTTTAGTCAGCCGCAGCGACATAACGATTGCGGAAGATTGGGCAGAGAACACAATCACCGCAACTGTAAATGCTGACTACAATCACACAGATTGGGTCTCTCATCCGTTTGCATATGTTCCTCTCTCCAGCAATGCCCGGATAAATTCAGGAAGCAGTGGGGCGAAGATTGCTTGCGTGATGCGTTTGGTGGATGTTGATGACTGGACTGTTGAATACAAGACAATCAATTCACAGGAAACAATCGCCAAGTCTGGCACAGATTGTTATCTGTTTTTCTCCACTGATTATAATATTGGTGGCACTGATTATGATGCTTATAGCGTCAAAAAACTTAGCAGTGCATCGGTTGACGTAACACCGACAGGTCGCTGCACAGTGATAAAGGTTTACAAGTAATGAACTGGCTATTGAGGTGGCTTGAACGCACTGGCAGGTGCAAGGCGTTAATGGACGCTTTTGGCAATGTTTTTTTTGTGCGGTATTATTTATTTGGCGTTGAGCCTGATGAAGCGGATGTGGACGCTGGCCGTGCAAAGGCTCGGTGGCTGCCAAATGTGTGGCTGCACCACATACCAGAAAGTGACCATAGCCCTGATGGTGGCAACTACCATACGCACCCGTGGTCGAACCTGACTATCTTGCTGTCTGGCGGGTATATGGAGCATACTGAAAACGGTGCAATTTGGCGCAAGGCTGGAAGTATCGTGAGGCGCGATGTGACAGAGCCGCACTATATAGGCAGAACCGCTCCAAAGACTTACAGCCTGTTTTTTCATTGGTTTAGGCAAAGTGGCTGGGGCTTCCGACCCAAAGTCTGCGAGAACCTCTGCGGTGAGTGTCAGCCAAAAGGGCGTTGCGACATCGAGAGCGTCCATCTTAAACACAACGAATATATGAAAGCGTTTGGCGAAAAAAACGCTCCGCGCTGGATTGTTTATGATGATTATGGCAAGATGAGGATAAAGCGGAGGCAACGTGCGGCTGCTCGCGCTGGGGTTAAAAGCCTCAACAAGCAGGAATTGGAACAATATGTGCAGACAAAGGGAAGGGCTGCACTACTAGGAGAATAGGAACTTGCCAAAAGCGGTGACCCTTTTTGTCATATTAACGACCTTGATGGGATGTGCTGATTTGGTTAAACGAAAACAAGCATTGGAGCAAGAGGCAGTCAGCACGGCAATTACACTTTGCAAGAAGTTTGGACACCAGCAAGACACGCCAGCCTTTACCCGATGCGCCGAACAACGATTTGACGAATATATGGTCAATCACAGATAAAGGAAAACATTATGGAGATTATTATGGAAATCTTTGAAAACCTGCCTTACATCATCAGCTTTGCGGCTGCTGTCAGTGCAGTAACCAAAACGCCGAAAGATGACGAACTTGTCAGCAAGGCACAGAAGGCATATGGCACGATTTATAAAGTTGTGGATGTGCTGGCGTTGAACATTGGCCGGGCGAAGAACAAATAAGATGTCGGACAAAGCGGCCATAGACGTTGCAATCGGCAGCGTTGCGATAACTGCGCCGCTTTGGGCAGTGAACCTGACCGTCTGGGTGAACCTAATTGTGGCAC